CCTCGATATCTATTACGGCTTCTTTTGATAGAGTAGCATCTTCATCAGTTACTTTTACTTTTATTTCAAGAGTGCTTGAGAACCCTGTAATATCAGTTGTAACTATTTCATCGTTCTCATCATAGTGCTTCAGATTGTAAATTAGGCTTTCATCTGTCCCAGCAACCCAACACAATGATTTGGTAACTTTTTCACAAGTATTTGTTTTATTACTGCAACTCATTGTGTCTCCTTTATTCTTTGAGTCATTAACTTCAAGTTAACTGTTCTGTTGCCTTGGACTATTTGGATCACTTTAGTCTTTCTAATTATTGTAATACGCATTAAGATATCCTCGTTTGACTTAAAGTTAATGTGCCATAAAGGAGTGTCTCAGTTTTAGATGTGATGTTATTCATCATCTTTATTTCGTATTTATAAGTTTGAGCTAATAGGTTAGAAGTTACACTTGATGGTATCGATGCAGCCCATATTTCAGGGTCTTCATCTGTTTCGGCAAAAGAAAAGTTTGTTATTGCCACACCATTATAGTCTTCAATTATTGATCCAGTGAGAGTGTAATCATCTAGATACAATCTCTCACAATCTTCCATGACGTCAAACTCCAGAATAATGTCTTCGCCTTGGACGAAATCCAAATGTAAGTAAGTTCTTTTGCTGACGTTATTAGACATGTTACTTACCCTTAGCTTTCGACTTTTTAGTCTTTGACTTTGGTTCTGGGGCAACTTCTGGCTTTACTTCGACTTCTTTAGCAGGAGCTTTAGCAGCTTCGACTATTTCTTCTAAGTCTTCAGCAAGACCATGTTCACCAGCACCTTTCAAGAATGAAATACATCCAGAGATATATTTATCTTTTGAGCCAGCTCTTTTAGGGTCTGCAATAAATTTATGTGCAGCAGGGCATAGGTAAATTTTACTAGTACGTACTTTCTCAAGTACCTCTTTTTTCCACTCAGTTAAAGTCTTCATCAGACCTCCGTAGTTATTTTATTGTAGCTTTCAGGAAAGCATGATCACCAAATTTCTTAACACCTAGGTAATAGCCTTTAGCTATTTGATATCTCAGTTCATTTAGAAATTTGTTGCTCTTTTTCATATCCAATAGAATTCTTAAATTCGTTTTGAATAAGTTATCTGCGAGCTCTTTATCTTCTCTAGTCAGCCCTTCACCATACATCCAGTCATGAATGAAACAGGCGTGACCAACGTATACACCAAGAATAAAATCAGGTATGACGTCCCACCAACCACTACTACCACAACCGTTACAGTTATTTAGTAGTGTGGTTAGCTTTGCTTCTTTGAAGCTAGTGGGAGCATTTAAAATTCCGTCCACTACTAACTTCTGAGTTCGCATTAATCTATGAATACGCTTCATCTTCTGTACCGTCCACGGTTAATTGGTCCATTCTTTCTTCAATAGATACATTACCATACAGCACATTTAGGGAATCCAATAATGGTACAATGTAAGCTAACCCTTGCAGAAACTCTAGATTGTCTAATTCAATATTCTTCGAGTTAAATAATCTAGTCAATAATGTCTTTGCAGTTGTATCATTGCTATCATTTATGGCGACCTCCTCGCTCAAGTCAAAGCGAGATTGCATAGCCCCAGTAGTTATTACTCGTATTCCTACTTCTTTTTCTTTCGGTTGCGGGTCTACAGATACCCAAGCTGCCACTTCTGTATTTTCACTTACAAAAGAGGATAATCTAGGCACTTTGCCCTCCTCATATGTAGTCTCATACCAAGGGGATTCCATTGAGTATACTTTAGGGACTGATTGCCCTCTTACATGGGTCTGCTCATGTGTGAAGTATCCTTCATTGTTTGCTACGTAAAAAATCATACTGGGTCTCCTACTATTTTGTATAATGTTTTATCATCAAACGTTATATAGTAACTATCGTTAGTTGTTACATTAGGTAAAACTATTCTATAGGGCATTAGCAAATTATCCTGCAAGGCACTATAAGAATACCTAGAACCTTCAAATACAGCAGAAAAAGCTAGTACGTCATCTACAGGTTTGCTAGATAATTTAGTTAGTTGTTGGTCATACTCTGAATTACCATGACCTAGTTGCCACTGAGTATCTGTTACACTTTTAGACATAATACCTTGGGCAGTAGGAAAAGCTAGTGTTCCACTATTACTTATAGACATATACTTCAATTCATCACTGAGTACTTGTTGGTATGTACCAAAATTAGGTGCTGTAGCTATCTGATACCAACCACCTATAGGCTGACTCGCAGAATCATTTTTATACACACCTAAAGTAGTTACTAAATACATTTCACCTGTGCTGTGTTCTGTTATACCTACTCTAGTAGTTGAGTGTCCATAGGTCTCTCTTACTAAAGTTTGTGCAGAGTTACTTCCATGTGCAAATCTGTATATGTCATGGTAAGTATTACTATTATTTCCTGTTGTGTATATACCTGAACCATCTTTTGTATAGGTAATACCATATCCAAATCTAGGGTTTGCTACGAAATTTGAGAACGTCAGACCCCCATCATTAGAATAACTATAACCTCCTCCAGTAATACTATCTGCATTACTGATTTGACAGGTTATCTTTAGTTCATCTTTATATATAGCCATTCCCAAAACATATCCGTTAGGTCTACTAGATATACTAACTTGTTGCCATGTTATACCTAAATCTGTAGAGCGGTATAAATTAAAACTATATGTGCCAAACATAAGTCCTGTAGCTTGCCCTATTTCTATTGGGTTTATTCTGTTACCATTGTCTAAAGATATATCATGTAGCTTTGTCCAGCTCACTCCGTCAGTACTTGTATGTAGCTCATTCTTAACACTGCTTGAATTAAACTTCCATCCCCAAGCAATAGACATATCAGTTTTCCAAGTTATGTCATTTATAGTTTCTGTTAGTTCTGGCTCAGACCAAACTACTTCTTCTTCTTTATATTCTGGTAATAGAGCTTGCCCTAGTAATGGGTATTCATTTCCTAAATAAGCACTACCATCACATTCTAATAAAGACAACCCATTTTCTGTAACTCTTTGTGCAGTAAGAATGATACTACCTATCTCTGGTCCACCACTACTACCATTAAAGAAATTGCTAGCTTTACTCATTCTACTACTCCTGCTATTTCAACTTGCCTAATCTTCCAAAGCACTGCTGCTTCATCCCACCAGAATCTAAATATAGCGTTATCAGAATCTTTATCTAATTCACATATTTTATCATCTGTTATCATTATATCTTTTGTTCCGCCATTTACAAATACTGGGAATTTGCTATATAAATCAACTCCACCTATTTCAACCCATTGCCCATCCAATGGTGATGAAGGCAGGAACATTGTAGGGGACGATATTGAGTTGTCTGCTATCTTTCTGTCACCAGCTTCTAACTCTTCTCCGTCATTAGATTTATTTATGTGGTTATTTGATTTTAAATACTTACCGAACAAATTCATTATCCAGTTCATATGTTGTAGTTTTGGCTTTTCAACAGCCCATCCTGATTCTTGCTTATCTGGACCTGGGTCTCTTTTATTAGGATCGCCATTACCTATATCTATAATATCGGTAGATGCCCATTCGGGACTTTTTCTTTCTGCCATTTTTTATTCCTTAACTGAAAGAGCCGTTTATATCTGATATTGTCATTCCCACACCTAGCGGTTTTGGTATTACCGCATCTGAAATTAATAATAATTTTGTATCATCGTCTAGCGAATAGGGTAGGTGTACATTAAAGGTCAAATGATCTTCTGTTATTTCAACATTTTCTAACCCTGTTATTTTTTGCACTATAGAAATTATGTTCTCTACTGTCATTCTTTTATGATTTACAATTATCTTCGACTCTATGCGTCGTCTATAACTTTCATCATCTAGTGTTTCGTAACTTACTTCTAGTTGCCCCTCTGATAAAAATACCGCGCCTATATCTTCATCGCTAGTAGTTCCAAAAGTTCCGCTACCAATTGACCCTAAGAAGCCGAAGAATATTCCATCAAGAGCCTGAAAGACTCCTCTTTCTAATCCCACTATATAACCTATGGTGTCTAATTGGTGTCCTTCAGCCTCATCAAATCTTCTTTTTACTTCAGTATCTTCTAGTGCTATATGTATTATATTATGCTGCTCTGCAAAGATGTTTAGATATTTTATGTAATTAGGGGAGTTTTGATATTCGGGTACTATTATATTCGTCAGCCTATCTTCGGGTCTTTCTACAATCATATTACACCTCGACTATGGCTATATCAACTTCTGTTATATACGCCTTCTCTGTGTTGCCTATTTCAATAGTTGCTTCTGCCAAGGCTTGTCCACTTCTGGATATCCTTATATTTTCTGCATCTACATTAGGTACGCTGTTTGCAGGTGTAAATAACCTAGACCACTTAACATCATCGCCCATATTGAATCCGTCTATATGTGACCTCATAGCAGATTTTAGAAGATCATCAGCATCAGTAGGCGCATTAGCTCCTTTCTTCACTGTGACTTCCATCTCTATTTCGACTACGGTAGGCCTAGAAAAACTTATATTTTTATCGATACCTTGGGAGTCTTTTATAGTTACGGTGGTATTTCCAAACGCTGGAATACCAATAGGCTTTACATTGAATATTTTATTTGCCACGTCTATATCTAGGCCACCATCCACTATGGTGTGAAATGAGTTGGCAGGTATGCCATCTACTACGGCAGCTGTATCATTATCAATTACTAGTACAGACTCTATATTCAGCTCACCTACAGAAGAAGCAATTGCTTGAGCAGTATCAGTACCTGTCCTTACAACAGATCTCTCCCTTCTTGCTCTTAATTGGGTATCTGTTTCTCTATCTACTCCAGTTACACCTTCTGATGGGTTGTTTACGATATCCCACCCGACTATTTCTGTCACCACTTTGGTTATTTGATTTGCACCTATTTCTATAGCACCTTTAGTTAGGCAACTAACCACTACATCTGAAGGTATACTTGCGTCATTTGTTGTTTCAAATTGTATTCCATCAATCGTTTCTACTACAGATCCCTTAGGCACTATTGTACCATCGTAGCTACTATTGCTAGCGGATATTTGAACAACAACTTCTGTAGGAGAATTTACTATTCTTTTTATTCCATTTAGCCTTACTGCGCTATCGAGAGCTATTCCTATAGCAGTTGCTGGGTTATAGCTATTAAATGAAGCTTCTGCCATCTTCCACTGGGTAGCCATGAAGTCTGCCATTATACCAATCTTGTGCCCATCAGGGCTTTCTGGCGTGACATCAAATATATCCCCGAATTCTTCTTTCATTCTGGTATTTATTTCTGCTACTATTTCGTCTCTAGTCAATGACTCAAAGCCGTTTTCAGTTACTCCTGCCATTAGAGACCTCCGAGTTTATTGTTGTTCCATTTTTAGTCAGTGCTCTGAATCTAATATAAAGAACCCTATCTATAGTTTTTAATTGTAACGATGATACTTGAACTACACCTTCTGTTCTTAATATGGTGTCGTAGATTATTCCTTGGAATAAAGACTCATCAGCATTGTGCACTAATCCTTCTTGTATCCAAGGTATCCCTAGTTTCCTATCCAATTCCCAAGTATCTTTCATAAATAGAATCCGACATTTTACTGATTGAACTATGAATTCATCAGAGTTGCCATCTACTACAGTTGCACCCCGACCTATTATTAGGTCATGAGAACTATCTAGTTTAAAATTAGCCATTATAGCTCCTATGGTAATGGTGTTCCTGTTGGTGTTATTGGACCTACAGGCGAAGTAGGGGAACCAATGTGAGTATGCCCAACTAAGGATACGCTACCGCCTACACAATCAACAGATGAAGTGACTTTGCCGCCAGCATCAACTTTTCCATTGATAGAGGCATTGCCATTTATCTGTACATTTGAAGTGAAAGTTGCTATTGGAGTATCCACCGTCACGGATTCTGTTGCTGTTGCATTTATTATTTTGCAATCCATGTTTATAGTGCCGTCATGATTCAAGGTAACTACTGAGTCTCCAGTAGTCATTGTTATAGTTTTATCAGGTTTAATTTCGAATGTCTGATTTGTATCAGTTACCAGAGAGTCTAACTTTATGTTGCCAGCGCTATCCATTGTTTGTCTTGAACTAGTTTCTATCTCTTCTTCTGCACTATACTTAATGTTTGATAGTGTTGTGACGCCTTCTTTGGTTAAATTGATATTTGATTTAATCTGAATCTTTGCAGGCTCAGGTGGCTCTTCATCTTCTTCAACTTTGGGATTCAGCTCAGAGTCATAAGTATTAGTCTCTATTTCAATAGAACCATCAGGTTTGAGAGATACTCTTTGCGTATTGTCTGCATTTCTTATCTCTACGTCATCTGGATTAAATCCTCTTATTGGATCTATCATACTACTTATGCCTACTAAAGCTATCGCGTCATCAATACTATACCTATTTCTTGAGGCTGGCTCAGGCCTACCTTGTTCAACTAGATATTCCTTTTCATTTCTATATAGCCAGTGTTCTATCCCATTGCTAGTGAAAAACACTAAACATTGATCACCTACTTTAACTGGTGTAGTGATACTGAAATTAGAGATTTTAGGATGAGACACTACAACATCAACTAATTCTGCCACCTTTGTGGCGGTGTAGTTAGAGCCTTCTGTTTCTATTACTAACTGCATATGCAGCTTTATAGTTGCAGTCTGGGTCTCAGGGAAGTATTCTATTATCTCCCCTATCATCTGCGTATTAAAACCTCTGTTCATTTTATTCACCTGTTATGAAGTATTTATCAAATTCTTCTAATACATATAGTTGCATATCTTCAATGTTTGTAACATTAGCACCACGATCTCTTTTATTTACTGCTACAAGAGAGGGCAACTTCGTATCTAATTGCTGGACGATATTCACACCTGTTTGTATTGCTATACCAGCAGCCACATACTCGGTTTTATCTATACGCCATTTCAATGTCATGACTAGGGAATTAGCTACTTCATTATATGTTACTTTCGTGATAGTGTAAGTTACATCTTTATATAACCATGCAACATCGTAACCACCGCTAAATGGTACGGTCTTATGGTTGAGGGCTTCGAATTCCTCTTTATTAATTGTCATCCGAGTAATCCTCCACTTGGTATCAAGTCATCAAAGGCTGAGCTTCCAGTTGAATCAGAGGGTGCGCTCAGTATGGCTCCAGTCAGATTATCGCTTATTGTTACTAACTCTTCTAGGTTCAATGTGGCTACGAGGCAATAAGAGTTACTCACATCGTTACTCGCATTGTAGTTCCTTAAGACACAGTTAGTGTATGCACCACGCATTGTTAATACATGTACCAACTTACCTGTTCTGGTTAGCTCTTTAATCTTCTCAAAAGTGGTTTGTACTTTTTCCAGTGATACTTGTGCTGTTAAAGCATTTGCTACTGTATTAGCCACCCCACCTAGAAAACTATCTCCGAATAAATCAATACTATCGTTATCGAAATCTAATCTACCGTACTTATTTGCAGAGTCATAGAACCCTGTCCCGTCAACCGCATCCATAAGATACTCAAAGGCTGTTTCAAAGTTTTGCCTTACTGTAGCAACTGGCATACTAATATTAGATACCACTACATTCAGGCTTATCTTTGCATTTTGTCTTATGGTATGTTCACTTACTTTGAAACCTTTAGACACAGGATATGCAGTTACTATATTGTCACCTGAGTGACCTTCAACTGTAACACCATCGAACGCCATAGCACTCCATACGTCTGGTTCATCTTCCCACACCATTAGACATTCATTTAACTTTATCATCTAGTTCACCTCGTTATTAGCTGTAATACCTGATGATGGTGTCTTACATACTAGTGTGGAAGTCCAGTCTTCACCGTGGGTGTCACCTTTATGGACTACTCTGTAAAGCATATAGTATTGAAATACCGCATACTTTGATACATCATTTGTATAGTATAGTGGATTACCTATATAAGTATAATCTATTATGGCTTCGTCAGGTAGAGATTCGTTACCGCCTCTTCCACCCAATTCACCTACATCTATAACTACACCTGGGAATAGTGTTGCATCTAATATGTGATTTATTTCTAGAGAAGCTATACCACCTATCGGTGTCCCTTTTATATTTACAGGGTCTATTACTAGCCTCTCACCGTTGGCTTGTAAATAGTTGAATTCCGCTGAATCTGCTTCACTATCTTTTAGCTGCGGGTATATACCTATACCGTTATTTCTTACGCCCCAAGAGAAGTTATATCTTTCGCTCAGTTCGTTCAATACTGCAAACATACCTCTTTCATCGTTTCCAATAGTTTTCCCTACAACTTCTTGAGCCATAAGTTCTTCTGGGACCGAATTAAAGTCTATATTATTTGCGTCATAACCAGCACCTACACATATTTTAGTTATCACTTCCCCTATAGTCATTTTATCTTCTTCCGAGTTGAAACCTGGGGTTTTGAAAGAGGCGAATTCATTTATTAGAAAGTTACTGCCAAATGCTATTATATATAAATAGGTTAGGTTCTCTGGTATCTTCTTAACCGAAGTTGCATTCATAACAAAACCGTCGAGTATTAACTGCATAGGGATTTTATCTATCTCTACTTGATCTTTATACCCGACATAAAGTTTAACCCTTACTTTCTTAAGTTCTCTGTTTTCAGTAGCATCACCTATACTGGTAGGCTCTAGGTCACCTTTGGTTATTCTCTTGCGTTCTTCTTCTGCAAGATTATAAATAACTAATTTTGATTTTGCCAGACCTTGAGCCATACCTATATCTAACTCGAACGTGATTCTATGCTCAGTTGTTTCGAATAATAGCTCACCCGTTTCTACGTCTATTGCTTCAAATCTTATTATTCGCTTATACATAGTATTACCTTAATTATCTTGAGTTAACCCTACCGTCACTATTGTTTGTAGGTAAGTTGTTTACTTTCACTTTGAACTCTTCACTAGATTCCACTGTTAAGTTTACATCTACTTTGGGTAGATCTTTATTCATTATGCCATTAATGTTGGCATGGTCGAACTGGTAGTTAGGGTATTTCTCAGCCATTTCTTTGGCAAGCTTTTCTTTGGCTTCATTATCTCTGTAACTCTGGGATCGCATATCTACTACTTTACCATTAGGCATTGTGATCTGTCCAGATTTCAGGGCGGGTTTCCCTGCTACTGGTTTCTTAGTAGTATCATCATTATCGTTTCCGAAGCTAAAGATATCACTAATTGTATCACCAAGCAATCCAAACCCAACATCTAAACCTGTAACTACAGACTGGATATGGTCAGATATAGCTTCACCACTTTCTAGTAAGCTATTAACACCATTAACCATTTTAGCAATATCAGAGCCGAAGTTGTCG